TGGGCCCTTCTTTTCAATGTTCTTACCCTTGGTATTTTTGATAGGACGAACGCCCATCTTTGCTTGACCCGCACTTGCTGTTGGATCCGGTGCTGAAAGACCTTTTCCACCTTTTGCTGACATTTTCTTTGCCATTTTATTTTCTCCTTTGATTAATACTAGTATTATTTTTCACGATGAGACTTGAGATGTACATCTATCTTATCATCGACCTTATCAACTTGATCATCTAAATGATCTATTTTCTTATGTAAATGAATAATATCATCTTTTACATTTATAAGCAAATCTGCAACCACATTGTGATCGTCTTTATTTTCTTTTCTACCCTTTTGTACAAGGGCTACGATAACACCGCTAACCGCAGCTATTATGGAGACTATTATTGCTGAGTCCATTTTAAATCCTTTGAGGGGTTGAGGGCTTAGTCTCCTAAGAGGTATTTTTAATACTTTTTCTTTGAAGCTTTTTTAGCAGGTTTTGCCGGACTGGTATTCAACCACAAAATCCCATCAGTGAAATCCTTTGAAGGTTTCATTGCATCACTTTTTTTTGAGCTGCTTTTTTTTGCTGCCATTTAATTTTACCCCTTTTACTTTTGCGATGTTAGTTTTCTTAACTGCCGGACCTGGCATTAATAGGCCTCTAAAGTTTGTAGAGCCCATTTTAGGAAAACCACCCAAAAAGACTTTTGTTTTAAATGCCATTATCTTCCTTTTGAGTTTCTTGTTCAGTATGGCTTTTGTCATTTGAGTCAACGGGAACAGTAGGGTTTGGATATTCTCCATTACCTTTTGAAACTTTACGATACTTGGCTAAAGACATAAGGTATATAGTAACATAAAAAAAGTCCCCTTAAACTTTATTAGCTCAAGGGGACTTAAAAATATTTTTTAATTAGTAGTTTTTTTAGGTCTGCCCTTAGCCTTTGAGCTTGCTGAAGTGTTTTTATCAGCTGATGCTGGCTTTGAGGCGGGCTTTGCAGCTGCCTTAGGAGCCTTAGGGATTTTATCCCCTACAGACTTCTCTACTACTTTAGCCTGCTCAACAGCAGTTTTAACAACTGTGTCCAAGGCCTTATCGGCCACTGCTGCAATTTGGCCAATGTCTTTAGTTACCTTATTGATAACTGAATTCATAACCGCATCTTGTGCAGAGCCTGGCTTTTTCTTCTTAAAAGAAGAGAGCAAGGTGTTGATTTTGTTAGCTAACTTTTTAATCATTTTTACCTCTTTAGTTTGAATTGAATTAATTCAATTATTATATTACATTATTTTTTGATCAAATGCAAGTAAATAGTATACAGAATTATTTAATTATTTACCTTGTTGACCGTCTTTAATTAAAACGTATCTTTCACCTGTCTCCTTAGAGACCAAAGAGAACCCATAGGCAGCTGCTTCCTTTACTGCTTCCGATAGAGCTTCTTTATCCGCCGGATCTATATTGGACAGAGGAATAGTGATACCTGCATATATATCTATATTCTCAAAATTTCCTATATTGACCTTTCGGTTTACCCCGCATATAAAAACTGGATTTGTTGAAATTGAAATTTCACTTGACATTAAATTTACCACCTGATCTATTGGGGAGCCCAGACTTTCTTCATGGGCGCTTCTATTAATTTTTGGCATAATTTTTTAAACCAAAGCTTTCTTTTACAGCTTCCATTGTAGCAGAAGATTGGTCCTCTACGCTTACGGAAGAAGAATTTACTACAGCTGATACAATATCTGAGAATAAATCTATCTCTTGTTCTGATCTATGATTCATTTGTTCATCTGTCATATAAAAACCATCTCTCTTAAAAATTCTTTCTCTTCTTACTTCATCATCTGTGTCAAATCTAATTATCATGCTATTTGGTCTGGCCAAAATAGCCTCAGCTTCATTCTTAAATCTAACATCAGAAATAAGCACACAATAAGGAGATGGTTCTTTGTTTTCTTCTATTGTTTTCAAGTATTCTTTGTGCATCTGAGTTACCTTACGAATACCCCAATTAGCAAAACATTTTTCATCATGCTCTCTACATAGATCGCCAACGTTCTGCAGGAATGATCTTGGTTTAGATCCGTCTGAATCTAATTTTTCTGCTCCAATATCATGTACTAGATTGATAAAATTATCATAAGTTGGTATATTACCTATCGGGGAAGAGCCATACAAATCATATAGGGTTTCGTGTATCCCATATAATTTTCTAGACTGAGAGTTGATTCCCTCTATCTTGGTTCTAACTGAATAGAATTCGTATAATGGCATTGCAAAAAACAAATGCTCCCATACTATTCCGCCTCTTGTATTATTAAAAGAAGCCATAGGTACAATGGTCTGCGCTACTGATGTTTTGCCAGTGGCAGCTTTTCCTGCTAGTCCTACAATAATTGGATAATTTGGATCATATTCTTTTATCATGTCTTTCATTATAGCACCTTATTCTCTAAACTTTTCTTCCTTAAAGCTAATTGATCTAAAAATTGATTAGCTAAGGCATCGGGCTCCCATACTAAATGTCGAGGAACCTGTAGCAGTCTAAATTTATATTCTTCTCTTATATCTTGCACCGTCATAAGAAGGGGAATCAGTGCATCGTTCTTGCATCTCCATATTCCATTAACCTGATTTGCCACCACTGCAGAATCGGTATATACAATAGGATCAATAAAGTCAGACATAGAACAAACTAACAAGCCAGCTATAACAGCTTCGTACTCTGCCTCGTTATTAGACCTAGCCCCAAGGCCTCTAGCAAATTGTGCTACTTTTTTTCTATTCTTGTATACGACAGTAGCACAAGCTGCTTCTCCTATTTTCTTTTGCCCTTGCCCTCTAGATGCTCCGTCACAAAAAACTTCTATATTCATACAGTAGTTTACTTGACTTTTATATCATAAGGTATGTTATTTCTTTTGGCTGAATCAACCAATTTAACATAACTAGACTCGGTTTCTATTTGATAAGTATAGGTAAGTGAATACTTTTTCTTATTTAATTCAACCTGGGTAGGAAAATCTAAACTACTTCTTCTGTCTGTATAAAATTCTTCTGGACTAGAGATCGATTTATAATAACCTATAAACATAAATTCCTTTTAATAAGTACTAAAGTCTGAATCAAGATAAGATCCTTTTTCTTCTCTCGAAGAAGCTATCTGCATTGATTGTACTTTATCCAATAATTTTCTTGCAGACTCAGAAGCTATTCTGGCCGCACCCTCCATTGACTCTGCGAGTTGAACAATAGATTCAGATGTTACCATTGCCATGTACTCATTTTCTGCAGCTTCTAATGCGTTAGCTTCGCGTTCAGCCTCGTTTTTTCCAGTTCTATTTGACTTATAAACTTTTTTATATTTTCCTTCACAGAGCTTATGGTGAGCTCTTGCCATCCCGGCAAACCTAGTCACTCTTCCGTATACATTAGAACTTCTAGCTACCAAGCTAGCCATTTGAGATATTCCCATATCAATGGAATCTGTATCAGGAATATTTACAAAATACAAATGAGAATTTGACCCATTGCCATACGCTGTAATTATTTCTGTAATCTGTGGATTTAAAAACTCGCTAAGAAGTTCATTAAGTTTTTCAATAGATTGAATATTCATTATCCCTCTGTTATTTTTAAGAATGACAACAATTCTATCATATCATTTTCTATTATTGATTCTTTAATTTTTACTTTTAATTTAGAAAGATGTTCTCTAACTGTATTAGGATGCTCGGTAACTATCTGAGCTATCTCAGAAGATTTTTTACCATCGACATATCTCCATTTAATTAGCTGACGTTCCTGTACAGTAAGTGTATCATATGGGGCAAAGCAACTCTCTCCCAAAACCCAGAATTCATTAATTTCTTCAGTGCCTAACATTTGCTCTAGCGAGTACTCAACTGGAGGAGCTTTAAATCCTGGAACATTTTCATCCTCTTCATCAGAAGAAGTTTCATCTGATATTAAAGGAAATGTTTTTCTTCCTAATTGATCTATCAAAAATGTATCAACGTTTTTCTTTAGTAGATAAAAGAAATAACTATAAAGGAATCCACTAAATGGTATTGGACCCTTTTCCGAGTCCTTCCTTTGGTATCTTGTTATGCATTGAAAGAATGTCATGTTGACAGTTTGCCTAACGTCTTCTTCGTCTCCATATCTTTTTGCCATGTAAGTTATTCCGTCGTATACATTCGTTTACATGCTTGAACCCTGCAGAATTCAGTTGATTTTTCATCAAGTTAAATCTGACAAAATTATCTTTTATGAATAAAGAAGTAAATCTTCTTATGTCATAGTCTGATAGATTGTACTTTCCATAATACAACATAGTTACATACTTTGTTAAAAAGTTATTAAAAACTTTAACAAGTTCGTTCTGAGCTTTCTCGCTGCCGTTTTTTAGCTTTAGCTATTAAATCCTGTATTTCTTCTTCGCTTAATGTATAATATTGCTCTTTGTAAGAAGCCATTATTTTCCTTCCCAATAATATATTTCTCCTGCATAAGAAGTCCTTATGTCTTCATAAAAAATAACCCTGGGAATTTCTAATTCTTCTGCGAAATTTTTTGCTGAGTTTGAATATTTACTGATAATAAATGTTAGTCTGTTGAAATCATCCTCATAATATCTTTTAAATCTTTTGAGTTTAATTTTACTCTTATCGTCTAGGTATCCCTTAATCTCTACCCATTCAGATGTTTTGTTTAAATAAAAATCTGGAATGTAACCTTTAGTTCCCCTTTTTACCGGAAAGGAAAAAGTAGTAGGTTCAAAATCAAATTTAATTTTATATGCGTTTAGTATCCTGGCAAAATTAGCTTCCCAATTAGATCTTAGATTAAGGCCTAGATCTTTCCTGATGCCGGACTTAGTATTTTTGTAGGCATTTCCCTTTGTGGCTATAGGTTTTTGTAATTCATCTTCTATAATATTTTTGTCTAGGTAATCGTTTTTAAGTTTAACAAAATTAGGATGTTTCTTAAGATTAGACCTTTCCAAAAAAAAGTCTTTTGGACTTGCAATTTCCACCTTCTTCATGATAACCTCTAATCGTTAAACCGTAGTTATATTATACTTTATAAACAATAAAAATACAAAAAATTCCAACCATAGGTTGCCAAACAAAGAAAAGAGTGATAACATGGAATCCATGAACACATTAAACACACTTACAAATAGCATTAGTCAAACAATCAATGAGTCGGTTATCGACGACATCAGCTCACTTGGCCTTAGCCACCGTGAAGCTACTAAGATGGTCGTAGAGAGCAACTTCTCACTTACCCAAGATTCATTGGATAATCCAGTAGAATCATTCTAATTTTAATTTCCTATAATTAAAACAAAAGCCGGGGTTTTTGCCCCGGCTTTTTTGTTGTATCTAACAACTATCGTCCCATTCTTCTTAGCCTAGAAACTCCCGTAGGGCAAGCCCCACTCTTGGCGTGTTCGCAAAATGAACAAACTCTTTCGTTTGATGTAGGAGAAAAAGAAGTATCTTGAATTACTTCTTGTATGCTGTCTATTAATCGGATCTTAACTTGCTCTATATCCTCCTGAGAGAACGTATGAGCCTTTCTCTTGCCCGATCTTAGGTAATACAGCTCACCCCTAATCTCCTTGTCAGGAAACGCCAGAGAAACAGCAAGAGCATAAATTCCAAGCTGAAGATTCTCAGCTATTCTTTTTTGTGCTACTTCCCACTTACCTGTTTTATAGTCAATGATATTAATAGTATTTTCGTCATAGTAGTCTATTCTATCTATAAATCCGTTGATAGCATAATTACCTATGACAAAACTAAATCCAAATTCTTTTTCATATATTCTTAAATCTTCATCAGAATGCTTGTCGTAGAATTCGTTAAGTATTTCATGACCAACATCCAATAGGGGTTGAGGTATAATCGAAGTTGGATCATAGCTTTGTTTTTGAACCACAAACTCTTTCTGCAGCTCCTCTAAGTCCATCTGCTTATCATTCTCTAAGCACTCCTCAAGTACTGAGTGAACTATATTACCAAGCACTGCAGCATCATTGAAGGACCTTGGTTCTTTTTGAATATAGGTATAAAAATATTTCGATGCACACATTTTATATGTATCTAATCGTGAATATGAAAAATCTGTTAGCACCAGTGCTTCCAAAGGTGTAACAGATTCCCTAGTCCTTATTTTAATATTTGACATTTATTTAAATTCTTCTTCCAGTGGATCATAGATGAGAATTCCCTTTTCGTTGAATTCTCTTCCAAGTTCGTCTATAGTATGACTATTGTATTTATTAAGATAACTTCCCTGGCCGATAGGAATCCATCCGGTTTCACCTAGCTCCATAAAATCATCATCATTGAATTGTGACATCTTCACCACCTACCTTAACCTCACACTCTGTGAAGTTTTCTATGTTTAAATAGTAGTTTAAGATTAGATATAAATCCTCAAGTTCTTTTCTGCTGGCAAAAATTCCAGCTACGCCACACTTTATAAAGAACTTGTCTTCTTTTTGATGAGTTCCTTCAGCGTATTCATATATGCTGATAGACCCTTTTGTTATACTTCCAGTATTTTCCATATTAGTCCTCCGTAATAGTAATTGGATTAAAATTGGGGTCGCCCATTTTTTCTCTCATATCTTTGACGTAAGAGTCCCAATCTCTTTCATCTTCAGATTTCTTTTCATATTTAACCTGACCTTTAAAGGGATTAGTTTTAAATTTAGTTAAAATTAATCTTCCCTCCTTAGTTCTCCATCTAAGGATTCCGTTTTTACAGTCACAATAATCGTCTGGATCTGGGTCTACGCTAAGCTTGGGGTCGTATCTACCGCTACAGTCTCCACACTTTGAGTATCTTCCCTTATCCTGGCATCTATTGCATGATGAACAGAAGGTCCAGCAGTCTTTTTTTACTGGATTAATGCTTATAATTCTTTGAGTCATGATTCACCTTATACTAAACTAATTATTGATCTTAAATCTTTTTCTACTTTTGGAGAAGTAGTTTTATTAAATTTGAACATATAGTTTTTATTACCATCGTCCATTTCAAGGAAAACTGTAGAAGCTCCATTTGAATTATTAATTATATCATAAATAGACTTGATAGTTTCGTTCGATATCATTGAATTAGTTTTTAAAATTATTGGCTTACTCCCTCCAAATATCGCATTATCTATCTTCTCACATGAATTAAAAACTAACTTAGGTGTAGCGTTTTCGTCATCACCTTCTTTTATTATTGATCCAGAAAAAATAAAAATATCACCATTTAAAAAATAGTTATCATTTATACCCTTAGCCTCTTTAGGAAATACAATCACTTCTATTTCAGAAGTCATATCTTCGATGCTTATTTTAAACATCTTCATTCCCTTTTTAGTTATAATCTTTTTAACAGATGTTATTATTCCACCTATCTTTGCTTTAGATCCGGCATTAGCTTCTGATAGATCAAAGATTTCATAATCTATCTTAGTCTTTATTGCATCCCAAATACCTTCAATCGGATGCTTGGATACATAGATTCCTAGCTCTAACTTTTCTTTTTCCAGAACTTCTAGTTCTTTTCTTCTATTCATCTCTACTTCGTCATAAGTAGTAAACAACTCATCGAAAGCGCCAGCAGCAGCTAGGTGCTCAATTGTAGACTTCTTTAGGATGGTTGAATCACATCTCCTAAACATGTCATACATTGAGGTATAGGGATTATCTATATCTCGTGAAGAGATTATTGCATCTGCAATAGAAGGACCTATTCCGTTTATTGCCGACAGTCCAAATAATATCTTGGTATTTTCTAGAACTTCAAAGTCATGCAGTGAATAATTAATAGAAGGAGGTAGAACTTCTAGTCCAAGCTTTTTGCAATCTGATAAATAGACTGCTGACTTTTCTTTATTTCCAGCTACCGAAGTTAATAATGCAGCCATGTATTCTGCAGTGTAGTGAGTCTTTAGATATGCCGTCATATAAGAGACCATCGCATAGCTTGCAGCGTGAGCTCTGTTAAATCCATAGCCACCAAAGTATTCGATGTCAGAAAATATCTTGTTAGCTTTTTCTTCAGTGATATCTACGTTAGATAAACATCCCTCAACAAATTGCTTTCTAATCTTAGGTATCTTATCCATCTGTTTTTTGCCAATTACTTTTCTAAGATCATCTGCTTCAGAGACAGTAAAACCAGCTAGTTCTTTAGATACAGCTAAAACATCTTCTTGGTATAGCATGATTCCAAGCGAATCTTCTAGTGCTGACTTCATTTTAGGATGGTCATAGTCAATAGGAATCCTATTATGCTTACGACTAATGTAAAGTTTATCCATTCCGGAACCCATTGGGCCAGGTCTGTACAATGAGATTAAAGCCATTATCTCTTTAATATCCTGTGGCTGTAGCTGAATCATCAACTGACGCATTCCAGATGACTCTAATTGAAAAACTCCTATTGCATTACCCTTGCAAAGTTCTTCGTAGGTTTTTTTATCATCCAAAGGTATTTTATCTAAGTCTATTGATATGTTCCTATATTTTTCGACTAGACCCAAACACATGTCTATGACTCCAAGGTTTCTCAAGCCAAGGAAGTCAATTTTAAGTAGACCACATTGCTCTACTCTTCCCATATCCCATTGAGTAATGATTGGATTGTCAACACCCTTTTGCATGATAGGTAGGTAGTCAGTTAAAGGGCCTCTTGAGATTACCACACCAGCTGCGTGGACTCCGGTCTGTCTTACTAAACCCTCAAGTCCAAAAGCAGTATCTATTATCTTTTTACTATCTACATCTGAATTATATTCTTTTTTAAACTCTTCAACTTCCATGCACTCGTTTAGGTTCTTGGAAACTCCAAGTACTGGTGGTGGCACCAACTTAGATACTTTATCTCCAGAAGCAAAATCGTATCCAAGAGCTCTTGCAGAGTCTCTAATGGATTGTTTTGCGCCAGTTTTATTGAACGTACATATATGAGCTACGTGATCTGTTCCATACTTAGATCTAGCATATTCTATTACCTTATCCCTATACCTATCGTCAAAGTCTAAGTCAATATCGGGCATTGATTTTCTGCCCTCAACTAGAAATCTTTCAAACATTAAACCAAACTTAAGTGGATCTAAGTTAGTAATACCTAGCGCATAAGAGAGGATACTGCCAGCAGCTGAACCTCTGCCCCAACCTACTCTTACTCCATTTGTTTTTGCCCAATTAACTAAATCGGAAACAACCAAGAAGTACTCAGGAAAACCCATTTCTTTTACTACTCGAAATTCATATTTAGCTCTGTCTATAACTTCAGCAGGGAGTGGGTCTCCGTACTTAACTTTTAGTCCATCCCATACTAAATCTTCTAAATAAAGATTAGATTCTTTATCTCCAGGAATAGAATACTGAGGAAAGTGTAACTCACCAAAGGATAGATTTACGTCCACCATATCAGAAACGTGAAGAGTATTCTTAAGCCATTCTTCATCAAATGTATGAGCCATTTCGTCATAAGACTTTAGATAAAAGTTATCTCCACTGAAAGAAAATCTATTCTCAGTATGTATATTGCTATTGGTAGCTACACATAGCATTATGTCATGAGCATTAGCGTCGTGTTGATGGACGTAGTGACAGTCTCCAGTTGGTATTATCTTGGCACCAATTTTTTGTGCTATCTGAATTAATTCATTTGTAATTTTTAGCTGTTCAGACAATCCATGGTTTTGTATCTCTATGAAATAATTTTCTTTACCAACAATCTGCTGCATTTTATAAGCTGAACGAAGTGCAAAATCATAATCATTTCTCAATAAAGCTTGAGCTACTTCTCCGTTTAGACAGCCTGATAGAACAATAATTCCATCAGAATGCTCCTCTATTAAGGCGTGGTCTATTCTACCTTTTACATAGAAGCCTTCGGTATATGACCTAGAGGACATCTTAATTATATTATGATAGCCTATATTATTTTTAGCTAGAATTGTTATATGATAAGGACCTCTTTGCTCCCATTCATTTTTTGCTTTGCCAGCTCTTTCCTCTTCATCTCTGTCAAACCTAGATTTTCTAGCTTGATAAAATTCAGAACCAAGAATTGGCTTAACCCCAACCGACATGCCAGCATCATAAAAGTCTAACCATGAATGTATATTCCCATGATCAGTAGTAGCAAGCCCCACCATGCCAAGATCCTTGGCCCTAGAAAGGTACCCCTCTACGCTACCATGACCATCTAGCATGGAGTAAACGGTATGATTATGAAGGTTGGTCCAATTTTTCACTTATATTCCTCTACTTCTATCACTTCCGTCTATTGCATCATCTCTGGTTTCTCTGTATGTAATTATTACTACTCCACCACAGTATCTGCAAGGCACATTTTTGCCCTCTTGGGCAAAAGGGCTATTCATCATATATTGCTCGGGTTGATCTGAGTGACACTCACTGCATACTCCAATAACATCATCTTCATTGTTTATCATTTTGTTTTTCTCCTTTCTTTATATTGTTATAAGCAAATCTTATTGGGGACGGAGATATCTTTTCGCTTGTTTCTACAAAAGAATCTCCAATTTTTACCCATTTGTTTTTGTGCTCCAAAGAACAATCACCACATCCAACACCAGCAGAATTAGCTCTTTCGCAAGTGTAGGGTCTTCCACCTATGCCGGCTTCTCTTCTCTTGATCCAATCATTAATATGCGCTGAAGATTTATTTACATTATAGTCACTACAGTAACTTAAGATTCTGTGTAAATATTCTATCGCTTCATCAGTGTAAGTAAGTATAGAGCATAGAAACAGCCTAGACTCATGATCTAGGTATTTATTTTCCCTAGCTTCATTTTCCATTCTAGCTACGGCAGAACAGCTTTCTTTAAGCTTTACTTTATCAAATGTCTTGTCGTTATCAAAAGTTTTTTTAATTCTAGAACCATGCTCATTGAAATAAGCTAATGGATCTTTAGGCTTATTTTTTTCAACTTCCATTTCAATTACATAATTACCATACCAAGATGCAGCTTTTAAATTCAAGTCCTGTTCCGGAACTGAATAATCATGCGGGGAAGAAGAATATTTTACTATTTGATCTAAGTTAGAAAAAAGAATTTCCTTACTTAATTTAGTTTTATATAATTTAGTATCCTGATGAATAGAACCTGGCATGCGCCACATTCTTCTTAGGTCATAAACGCTAAAGTCTAATGATGTAAGAGAAAGTTTTTTAACTAAATCATTAGCTATGTATCTAAATATATTATGTAGATTATTCCCTTTTGTTATACCAAGAGCCAACGCTTCGCATTCTATATGAAAACCCTTTTTACCAGTGTAGTAAACTATTAAAGATTCTTCCGGTATAAAGGAACATAGATGAGTATATAACTTCTGACATTCTTGTAGAGAAATGTTTACATCTTTGTTATCTATGTCAAAATATAAAGAGCCTAGTCTTTCGGCAGTATCTATATCCTTAGTATTGTAGTGCCAGATAGAAGTATATAATCCAATATTGTTATATTTTTCCCTAAAAGCTTCTAGTCTATCGACGTCGACAAGCACTGGGTCATCTTCTTTTTTGATTCTTATTATTCTGTCTAATGAGGGTATATATCTAGCTAGTTCCTGGTATCTCCAGGAGGAACTATATTTCTCTTTATCATTTGGTATTCTCATTTTATTACAATACTTCCAGATTCATCTCCGTTATTATACAGTACCTGTCTAACATTGTGGCCTATATCGTCAGAATAAGATCTATAATAAACAGATTCTTGTATGTAATAATCTAATCTATCTAGAATAAAATATCTTTTAGATATTCTATCTTCTTCGCCTTCCATTTAAAACTTCCATCTTTCCTCAATGATATGGTCACCGTCAATTATATAGTGAAGTTTAGATGCAATATTGTCTGACAGGTGAACAATAACGTCCATATAGGTAAGAGGTACTGTCTCTGGAATTGGAGACCATGGACCCATGTGACATCTTACTAATCTCAATATAGATTGTATCGTTTCATCAGAAACAAATAACGTAGATGATTGTGATTCTCCGGCATACTTCTTGTCGTGATTCTGTAGCTTTTCTACTAGCTTTCCAACGGTATATGGATGCATAGGATCGTATCTACAGTCCTCAAATTCACCATAGGAAACACCCTTGGTCACATCGTGAATTAAGCAGGCTGCGTAGACTATGTCTCTTTCTTCTTGAGACAAGGAATATGAATCTGATATAACCTTAGAGGCGTGGACAACTCTCTTTGTGTGCAGTACATTACCCCCCTTGCCATGTTCATCTAGAGGATGATATTTTCCAGAAAAACTTGAAGGTATATCCCAAAAATTTTCAGCTCTAACCAATATAGATTTTATAAAGCTTTTTATTCCATCATCTTGAATAAGATCTATTTCATCCTTTAATGGTTCAAGAATATAAGACTCTTCTTCAATTGAGATAGATATATTTTCTTTATTTAAGATTTCATCTAAGATAGAATCCTTAGCCATTATAATTTCTTTCCTTTACTACTTAGGTCTACCACATCCCAGTCTTTCCACTTTGAACACGGCTTATCAAATGGGCATTTTTTACAATAGGAAGTCATTCCTCTTCTTGGTACAAATTTCTCAGTTTGTTCTATTGAAGAGCACCAATATCTTAGTGCTTTTGAGTCTTCTTTGTCTACTTCAAACTCTACAAAATCTTGATTAACAGACATTATATCATAATATCCAAATCTAGCTTTATTTATTTTCTCTCCAAATTTATGTTTAAATGCTTCATGCAGGATGGAAAAATCCATTTGATAAAGAGAAGTGTGTGAGTTTCTAAAATTAAAAACCCATTTATAAATAAAGTATTCTCCGTCTTTAGCTAAGATGGCATCAAATGAACCATTTATTTTCACCGTCTTATCTATTGGAATAACAAATTGCTGATCTATTGCAATTGGTACAGCATCATCCTCAGCATATGTGTTATAGAAGCTCAGCAGGGCTGCAGCTGCTTTAGATGTCAAGCTAGCAGTATTGCCATAGAAGCTCTCATGCTGTTCGTGAGTTATGTCATAAGCCGTAGTATCTTTAGGGAACCACAATTTTTCCCAACGATTTAATAACGAAGCGTAGGAGGGAGTAAATCCACCTTGTTTTTTATAGAAGAAAAAATTTATAATACTTTTTATTGTATTTTCAAATTTAATAGCAACTATATCTCTAGATAAAATAGTTTCTGGCAATTCTTGTTGGTGCCTATAATCATAGAGCAGTGCGCAAGTTTGAAAATCTTTTATGGAATCTACGTTTAGTTCTTTCATACGTCATAATCGCTATCGTCTAGTAGGTCGTCTAATAATGATCCAGTATCATAGTCTGCATCACTGACTGGTTCGTACTCCTCATATATCTTCTTTGAGTCTACATATCTGACCAATGGAGGATTATACAAGAAGCTTGATCCTGTAATTCTATTTTTAGGAATTTGAAGCTGCATTATATTATCATCTTCAGAATCATCTCCGCTTATCAGTTTCTTCTCAGTTATAAATATTGTAACAGCACACTTCTGCTGGATGGCTAATGACCCACCAGTATCTGATTGCTGAACAACTTCTCTCTTTTCTTTCATTCTATTAGAGTTTTCTTGAGCAGTGATGATTAGAACACAATTCATATCTCTAGCTAGTTTTTCTAATCTTACCATCATCTCTTCAAACTCGCCCCATCGAGGCTTTCCGCTCTTGGTGAACATGGACTGAATAGTGTCAATAACGACTATGTCAGGGGTTTTATCAGCGTGGTTAATAATGTCTCTGAGCCATCTTTCAAGATCTTCAAAGTAAGGAGTATCAGGGTCATGTCTTACCATTAGCCTATCGCCCCACTCCTCTAGCTTATTCTTAAACGTGGTAACATGTTCCAGCTTTTCTTCTTCAGACCAATTGTCAGATTCTAAATAAACATTTTTACCTATGATTTGGGTCATCAATATTCTTTCCCAGTGACCTATTGCTTCTTCAAAGTTTATGTATAGGCAAGTGTATCCCTTGTCTACCCAGTTGTTCACTAAGCATTTTGCAAATGTACTTTTGCCCTTGCCGGACGCTGCAATTATAGCGTGTACTGCGCCTTTAAAAAATCCACCATCTTCAGTGTAACCCATAGCTCTATTTAGAGATTTAAATTGAGTGGGAACAAAACTAGGTATATCCAACAAAGATTCTACTCTGGTAGAAATATCATTAGCTGTAGTTACTTTTGCTAATGGATCATAATTTAATTGATTTTCTAGTTCTCTAATCTCTGAGGTAATAAGATTTATTCTTGCAAGATCTTTTTCAGATTTACTTCCCTTTTGGCTAAGGATGATCTTGAGTTCTTCAAGATAGTTAATCTGTTTTCTTTTATTAGCTTTATATTTTATAAGCTGTATTACGGAATCCGTAGTAGACAACTCCAGACCCAGAAGTATTTCCATGATTATGGAGACGCCAGAATTACCGCCTAGTCCCTCTCTAATGTCGGTTTCAGATTCTAGCCAATTCCTAAAGCCTATTGGATCTATAGATGGTAATTGAGTAGCTTTATGATAGGATAAAAGAGCTAGGTAGAATTCATTTATGCCCTTTTGCCCATGATTAATTCCTACTAATTCAGCGGGGAGTTCAGCTGCAAACTTTTCTATCGCACCCTCTTCACGTAAGGATAACGCAAATATTTGATATTCTAATGGAGTATCTGTAGACTCTTCAATATTATCTGTCGTCATTCTTTCGTCTTTCCTTCATTAATTTATAGCTTTTTTTTCTTTGTTCGGAAAGTCTCTTCTTTGATTCCTTGTAGTAATCAGAGGAATATAAATTACTTTTTGGTTTCTCTTCTTTAAGAAAATGGGACTCCCTTATAGCAGTTAGCATTCTATCAAATACTGATTCCTCAGTAAGCTGATCGTTATATCTGAATACTACCAGAGCAATTCCCTTTTCCCTACAAATTTCTATCTTTTTCTTATCTCTTTCTACGGCTTGTTCAAAGTCATATTTAGAGTCAAAAAATTTAGCAGTGTAAAAAAAATGCTGTCTTCCATGATACTCTGCAGCTAGTTTATAACTAGGGCAATAAACATCTAGACGTAATTTATCTTCAATATAGAATTCATTAATAATTTTTTCACTAGGAAGAAGTTTTTTCATTATATTAGTTAAAGCAGTTTGTCCTCTAGAAACTTTTTTTCTAGATTCTTTTAGCCAACTCAAGCCAAGTTGATTTATTTTTTGATTTAACTTTGCTATCGGCCAACCAACTTCTTTAGCTATTTCATTCAGACTAAGAGACGATTCAAATAATAAATCGACCATATATTCTGTATTGTCTTGCTCTTCTTCCCAGTTATCTTTTTTCATAAGATTTACTGTTTGCAAATCTACGATTATTATTTTTGTCACTAGAATCATTAAATCTAGATCTGCTATTTGGTTCAGACATTCTAGTACTTGTAACTATCTTGCCAAAATCAATAATAGACATATTTAAATTTTCCCAAATCTTAGGAGCTATAGCTGTTGCTAGTAACGGGCAATCCATTATGCAGCTATCTACCTTTCCATCAAACTCAGCTATTTGATCATAGATTGAATCCATCTTGTCGTAGTAGCTATTATAAGGAACGCTAATAATATGTTGATTCGAACCAAAAATCTTTTGAATGGTTTTTTTGTCATGAAAAGATACAACTATATTGTTTGAGTCTTTTATGTAATGATTAATAAAAATATCAATTACTTCTTTTTTGTTATTAAAATAATGATCAAACATACCAGCGTCGCAATAATAATAATTATTTTTTAATCCAAATTTATCAAACAATCCGTTCTTAATATCTTCAGCAAATTCAGATGGAATCGCCTTTAAGAAAAGAGGGTCTTCAATACTCATGCATTTTTCTAGAGACTTAAGTATGAACTTAGGTGGTTTTTTTTCCGTATTACCATTGACAGCATACATAGCTGTTCTTGATATGTTTACAAAAGCAAAACGTTTCTTTTCTTGCATTCTTGCTGTTAGCTCTATTATAGAATTAGTAGGACTTAATATGTTTGACATTTATATACCGAAATTTCCCCAATTAATTAACACTGGATTAGGATCTATTATTGAATTTATATGATTAATATTATGAAATTGTCCACCATCTATAGTGGAATATCTTTCGTACTTTGAAGCTTTATCTGCGTCATAAGTATACCCTAGATGTTGCATTACTAAACCGGAATGTTCCCAGTAATTTCTATTTCTTATTAATTGATTTACATATGTTGGTTCTGAGCCACAAGCTAAAGCTTTATCTTGAAAACCACCATTTTCTTTATATCTAAAAATTCTACTTGAATTATTAGGAGCCCATAGTTTGTCTACTCTGTATTGAGTTTCATTCCACATGTGATAGAATCGTACATTAACTACGTCAAACTCAGAGTTATTTAATACTTTTTCAATAGATTGATCTTCTATGTGGTAAAGCATTTCATCGCAATCTATAGCGATAACCCAGTCACCTAATTTGGCAAATTTTTCTAAGTTGCCCCAAGCCGTAGCTCTCAACTGACCCTCATGCTTAGTGAAAAGGGATTCTTCGTTTACAAATACCTCTGCATATTTAGATGCTATTTCTGGTGTATCGTCAGTCGAACCATCATCTGTAAATA